ATTTTTGATGGCAAATCAAACGCTAAAAAACACAAAACTATTCAAGCGTATAACCAAACTTACGCACTTCATAGGGTTATTGATTTAATTAAAGATACTGCTAAATTAGCTAACATTAACCTATACGAAAATGGAAAATTAAAAACAACTAATTACCTTTATCAAGTTAAACAAAAACCAAATCCTTATCAAACGTGGACCGATTTCGTAGAAGAATTTGTTTTTTGGTACTCTTTAGGAAATGTTTACTTTTGGAAGCCGAATACTACATTTGCAGAAAATCAAAACTATTACTTTTTAGATTGCTCAAAGTTTGACGAAGAGACGATTAAGAAATTTAAGAAGTTCGGCAAAAAACTAAGCAATCAAAATTCAAACGAGTTTTTAAAAGAGTTTGGTAATCATATTATCAAATACAAATATTCAGATAATGAAACTCAAAACATACCATTAAAAGAAGTTATTGTTATACCTTCTGGAATTAATACTGATTCATGGTTTTTAGAGAACAACAAAATTGAAGCTATACAAAAACTTATTTCTAATTCAGAAGATACACTTGATTCTAAAAATATCAATATTCACTTTAGTAAAAAATATGTAGCGTATCAAGGCGTTAACAAAGACGATTTAGCACAGCAAATCACAGGTTTAGGAAAACAAGAGCGCGAAGATATTAAAGGCAGAGTAATGTCTAAAGACCCTTTGCACGTTTCGGGTTCTAATAATCTTGAAGTAAAAAGGTTTATTGATAACCTTAAAAACCTTGGTTTTGATGAAAGCTTCTTAAATGATTATTTGCTTATCGGAATGTTTTTTAATGTTCCTTTGGAAATATTAGGCGACTTTTTACGTGGTAAAGGTTTGTCAAGTCAAGGCGATGCAAAAGAAAAAGCTATGATTCAATTTGTAGATATGTGTTTGATGCCTATTTTACAGAAGTTAACAGATGTTTTAGAATTGAAACTAAACGATAATCAAGAGGTTAAAGCTGAGTTTACGCATTTGTGGTTTATGAAGGTTGCTGTTAAACAACAGGCGGAACAAAGAAAAGCCGATTTAGATGCGTTAAAAATAGCTAAGGATTTAGGATTAGACGAATCAAAAGTACAGGAACAACTTAATATTATTTATAATGGGAATTAAAGAAATTAATCAGTTGTTGAAAGACAAAAATATAACTCCAGAATTTCGTAAAATGTTGGAGGAGAAAAAAGAAATATTGTTACACAATAAAGTAGTTAAGAAATGATAGTAGTAAAAGAGTTTCCGGATAAAGAGTTTGAAACTAAAGAGGATCTATTTAAAGCACTTAAAGAAAATAAGCATTCTTTGATTTCTTTAAAAAAGTCTATTGAAAAGCGTGCTGATTCAATAAATTATGTTAATTCAATAAACAGCGATTTAACAGCTAATAAAGAAGAAAACGGAACACAAACAGAAGTTAAGAAACTACAAGTAAAGGTGATTATCAATACTACTAATTTTATAGATTCTCACAACGATTTGCATATTAACGGGATTTGGAATAAATCAGTTTCAGACAATGCAAATAAAGGCTTTTTACATTTACAAGAGCATGATAGAGATTTTGATAAAGTTATTAGCGATAATGCAAAAGGGTATGTAGAATCTATTACATGGAAATCAATCGGGTTTCCCTACAATGGAAAAACAGAAGCTTTAATTTTTGATAGTATTATTGAAAAAAAACGCAATGAGTTTATGTTTAAACAATATTCTAATGGATGGGTAAAAAATCATTCGGTAGGGATGCGTTATGTAAAGATAGATTTAGCTATAAATTCAGAGAGTGAATGGGATAAAGATGAGAAAGAGTTATGGGACAAATATTATCCAGTTGTAGCCAATAAAGAAGTAGCCGACGAAAGAGGTTATTTTTGGGTTGTAAGTGAAGCGAAAATTATTGAAGGTAGTGCGGTTGTTATGGGTTCAAATTCGGCAACTCCTACTATTTCAGTTGAAAATAAAACGGAAGCCGTCAATGACACTACCGAAATAAAAGAGCCGTCAAACGACACTCAACAAATCGAAGAATTAAAGAAAATTATTAACAAAATCTAATTAAAAAAATGGAAGATTTAATAAAAGAATTTGGAGCGAAAGTAGACGCATTAAAAGGCGAAGTCGTTTCAAAAAATGATTTTGACGCTCTTAAAACAGAATTAGAGAGCATCAAAGAAACAGGCGCAACTGCTGAACAATTAAAAAGCATCGAAGCGCAATTGAAAGAGTTGAAAGACATCAACACTTCTAAAGTTAATCAGTCTAAAACAATGAAAGACGAGATTAAAGATAACAAAGAAGCTATTAAAGAAATCGCTAAAGGTTCTAATGCTGAATTAGTAGTAAAAGCAGAAACATTAAGAGCTTCAATTGCTACAAATCCGCATGATTTACTTTTAGATGGCATCGGACAATTAGCAAGAAAAAAACGCTCTTTGTATGATATTTTTAGAAAAATACCAGTAGGAAAAGGAAATCACAATGGGACTATTTCATATGTAGATTGGGATGAAACTTCTGTTAAAGCGGCTGCGGCTGTTGCTGAAGGAGATGCTTTTCCTGAATCAACTGCTAAATTCAAAGGTTACACATTAGCATTAAGAAAAATCGGAGATACTTTACCTGTATCGGAAGAGTTTTTTGAAGACGAAGAAATGGCTGCTGGAGAATTAAGTTTGTTCTTAGATACAAACGTAGAAGATAAAATTGATTCTCAAATTGTAATCGGAGATAATACAGGCGAAAATCTTAAAGGATTGATATCTTCAGTTCCAGCTTATACACCAGTGGCTTCAGGAATCGCAGATGCAAACATTTACGACTTAATTAATAAAGTTGTAGAATCTATCACTTCAACAGGTGGCGCAAAATATAGTCCTGATTTCGTAGCGATGAATATTGCAGACATCAATAAATTAAAATTGAAAAAAGATACAACAAACAACTATGTATTTGATTTCAACGACCCTCGTATTGGTTCTTTAAATATCATCGAAGATAATAATGTTGCTGCAAATACTCTTTATGTAGGAGATTCAAGATTCGCAAGAATTTATGAGATGGGTGGTGTTGTTTTATCTAAAGGTACAGTTGGAACTCAATTCACAGAGGATATGATGACTTTAAAAGCAAGAAAACGTTTAGCGTTCTTAATTAGAGAAGCTGATAAAACAGGATTCAAAAAAGTAACTTCTATTAGTGCAGCTTTAGTAACTTTAGCAACTCCTTAATCATGGTAACAGTTAAGTTTACAGAGGATTTTGCAAATAAATTAACTGATGATGAAATGGTTGTAGATACACAATTAGCATCTCAATTAATTGCAGAAGGAGTGGCTGTATTAGCTGTTGACCAGTCAGAGGCAGTTACAAAAACAGTTTTAAGTAAAAAGAAATCAAAATAAATAACCTATGTACTTAATCGATAAAACATATTTTAGAAACAAATTACAAATCAATGGTTTGTATGATAGCAATAACGGAATCGAAACAAAGTTAGACGACTATATTTCTATTTATGTTATCGATTTTTTACAAAAGTTATTAGGAGTTGATTTTGAAGATCTAAAAGCCAATATTACTGATGGCGTACTTGCTTCAGGTGCGCCTCAGAAATGGCTTGATTTGGTAAATGGCAAAACCTATACAAAAGATGGTAAAACATATATTTGGAAGGGTTTGCTTTATCAAAATGGAAGCGTAAAATTATCAATTTTAGCAAACGTAGTATATTGTAGTTTGATGCATGATTTAGCAACAGGTAACGGACAAATATCGGTTGATGTTAAGTCAAGCCGTATGTTAGTGCCTCGAAAAAATTATGTAGAAGTTTGGAACGAAATAGCTAACCAATTTAATCAAAGTGTAGATTTACAGCCTAAAATATCATTTATTAATGGTGTTAGATTTACTGATTATTACGGAGGTTTATCCGATAATGGTTACAGAACGTTAACAGACTTTTTAATTGATTTTGAAGAAAACTATCCAAATGTAAATATTTGTTTAGGCTACGAAATTATAAACTCATTTGATTTATGTTAATTTCAGGAATTTTAAAAGACGCATTTAATGGAACTCAACTAACTTTTAAGAATTATAATCTTTATAAAGAGTTTGAAGAAGTTACGCAAGATGTTCAGTTTGGTTTCGGTAATGAAAACGAATTAGCAAGGTTTATTGAAAATCGTAGCAATATGCAAAATTTCCCATTGATTTGGTACGTTAAGCCTAATTATTCACGCGATACAGCACTTATTGAAAAGTTCAGAGTTAATGCAAAGTTTGTGTTAATGATGTCGACAGATGCGAAGTATTACAATGATGAGCGTTCACTTATTAACTACGAAAACGTTTTAGAACCTTTAGCAGTTGAATTTTATAAGAGAATAAAGAAACACAAGCTTATTAGTTTAGTTTCTGAAAGCTCAAACGAATACGACGAAACGCAATACGGTTTAGATGTTTATAGAAGTGAACAAGGTCAAACAAAATCAGCTACTAAATTATATGTTGATGCTAAAATTATAGAAATTGAGTTATTGGTAAAAAAGAATTGTGGGGCAAAGGTAAGAAATATTGAACCGCCAATAGAGCCTCCTGTATTTGTTTGTGAGAATGGGAATAAGTATATTCAAATCCAACATACTTTTAATAATCCTTTTACACCTAGTTTACAGACAAAATTTAAAGATTTTACATCTTTAGAAATAACTGAAATGTGGTTAAATAATAACGATTATGCTTGTGGAATAGGAGGTTTAAATATTTTTATTTGTACCGATAGATTTGAAATAGGAAGCACAGTTAGATTTTCAAATAATTCAGAAACAATGCCGAACAATTCAATTTGGAACGGATATTATTTAGCTAATCAAACTGGATATAGTGGCAACGCTACGTTAAACGGTGTTGAAATAGAACATAGGTTTAACCCAAATAGATCATGCCCTTATGGTGCGACTAACCCAATAACGAATCCTCCTTTGCCTTTAAATTTTTGGGCTGACACAGTAGAGCCAGTAATAATTAAAATAGAAGGTGGATTAGTTACTGAAATAATACAATTACCAATGACAGGATTTGCGTACGAAGAACCTGAGCCAGTAGAAAATATACCATGTTCTTCAGAAGGAAGATATTATTATCAATTATTAGACAAGTTTAATTTAAACAACGTTCCAATAAACATAAGAGCATTAAGCGCTTCTGAAATTACAAATATGTGGTTAGATAATGAAAATTATACTTCTGGAATAGGTCAAAGTGGAATTGCAAAGTGTAATCAAAATTTTTCTTTGGGCGATAAAATATATGTATCTTCTTATGATTTGAACATATTACCAAGTACTTTGAACGGTTATTGGTTAGCTGATCCTGCAAATGAATATATAACTTATGGAGTTATACAGGAAGGAGAATTAAAGAATATTACGGCAAGATTAGCACCAACGAGAACATCTATTTCGCCAGTAGTAATTAAGGCTGTTTCGCCAAAAATAGTAAAGATAATAGATGGAATTGTTACAGAAGTAATTAATTTACCAACAACAGGATTTTCTAATAGTAATTTTTAAAATAAAAAAAATGTCAGAAGAACAAAAAATTAAACCAAAAAAGGAGGTAAAAAAGCCTAATTATATTTTTACTTTGACATATTTAACAGCAAAGAAAAATGACCAAGTAGGAGATAAAAATTACCTTGACAACGAAAACACAATAGAATTTTTAAC